GCCTCCAAATCCCCCTCCTGTCATAGTCGCGGCATGGCATGTCTATGTCCACAACATTGTGGACATGTCCCCTATTGTGGACGCCCAGGTGTATTTCAATGGGACACCACAGCACACCAACGCTGATGGATATGCTGCCAAACTCCTTCCCCTCGGCATCAATGGCATCGTGGTCAAGGCCGAACACTACGGCACGCAGTCCGTCGATATTGACCTCCAGCAGAGTACTGAGACACTTGTCAACCTCGTGCCCGATGCCCCGCCAGCACCCCCCACGCCCCGCATCTTCGCCAAGGGCACCGCCTTCTATGCCGATGGACAGCCGTGGCGCGCGGACTCGGTGACCGCATTCGAGCTATTTCACATGTTTCTCGACGGGCACACCGCAGACATGTCCAATTTCATTGACAGTTTCCAGCGCGCTAACACGTTCCGAGTCTTCGGGATGTGGAATCACTCGCCAACAGGTCGGCAGTTCTCATGGACTAACTACGGGGACCGCTACTTTGTTGGCCTACGGGACTTCGCGGCATGGATGCAGCGGCGAGGAAAATATGTCGAATTCACGGCCATTACCGATGGGCAGGATCTCTTCGGCGGGAATCGCACCATCGCGCAAAGGGCTTATCTGGACCGTGTGGGACAGGCACTTCAGGGCGTACCCAATGTCTTCCTGGAACTCTGCAATGAGCCCTTCAAGAACGGCTGCGACGTGCAAGCGATTGGACGTGTTCCCGGGGCTGGACTTCAGGCATCAGGCGTGTACGGGGGAAGTTCACCCTTCAGACTCGACTACATGACCTGGCACCCCGAACGAGACAACCAGTGGCCACGCAAGACACGCGCAGATGAACCGGCTCACACATTCCACATGCCTGTCTGGATTGACGAGCCGATGGGGGCCGCTGAAGTGAGTATCCCCGGTCGGCGCTCGAATGTGCCCGAGGACTTCTTCGACTTTGCCGCTGGCTGCGCGCTCCATAGCTCTGGCTGCACCTTCCATAGCGAAGCTGGGCTCACGGCAAGCGTGCCCGGTCCTGTGCAGGCACGCGCGAGGGATGCCTTCTTCGAGGCCCTGGGCAATATTCCCCCAGAAGTCTCTCAGTGGCACTATACTAGGGGAGGCTTGTCAGACAACCCCCTTCAACACTCCGATGCCCTTACCCTGCGAACCTTCTGCCAGGTGTCTGGGGGTGCGGCAGTCTGTCAGGCTGTGCGGCCGCGTGCTGACTGGCAGGCGGTGCCAAGACTCGGCTGGAGGATCGTGCGACAGGTTGGCCCGAACGGAAGACTTGTCTTCCTAGAACGGTAGATCCCTTATGAGCAGCTATGCACCCGGGAAAGGCCCGATCTGTTCCACGTGTCACACGAACCGAATTGTGACAAAAGGGGCAATTATTTGTGGCGATTGCCGCCTGCGTGCCCACAACGATCACCAGCAAACCCGTGCAAGCGCACAGCGTATGCACCAGTTCTCTGCGAATCGTCCACTTGAGGCAGACATTCTCAAGGTGCTCAAGGCCGGCCAGCAGACTCCCGAACATCTCGCCGACACCCTCCGCACCAGTGCCGGTGACGTGCTTGATGCCCTTCACCTGCTGAAGGCGACAGGCCGCAATGTTTACCAGTTCGGGAACTCATGGAGCGTCGAACAGTCCCCTGAAACGGGCGGCACATTCAGTGAGGTATTGGTGTCAGATAGTGACGGCTGGCACAAGTTTGGCGCGATGGGCGATACACATCTTGGGTCGAAGCAGGAACGTCTTGCTGAGCTGCACGACATGTATCGGATCTACGAGGCAAATGGCGTCTCGACGGTCCTGCACACGGGCAACTACATTGACGGCGAGTCGAGGTTCAACAAACATGAACTCCATGTCCACGGGATGGATGCACAATTGGAGTACATGGGGACACACTATCCGCAGATCCCCGGTATTCGCACCTTGATGGTGAGTGGCGATGACCACGAGGGCTGGTTCGCCCAGCGTGAGGGGGTGGACATCGGCTTCTACATGCAGAAGGTGATGGAGCGCAATGGGCGCACCGACCTCATCAATCTCGGCTACATGGAGAGCTTCATTCCCCTACAACACGCACAGACAGGCGTGAGGTCTATGGTGCATGTCATCCACCCCGGCGGCGGGTCGGCCTATGCCATCAGCTACACGACACAGAAGCAAATCGAGAGCTATGAGGGTGGGGAGAAGCCGGCGGTGGCGCTGATTGGGCACTACCACAAGGCCGAACATTTGGAACTCCGCAACGTCCATGCCTTCCAGACCGGCTGCTTCCAAGACCAAACGATTTTCATGCGGAAGAAGAAGCTCATTGCCATGATTGGCGGATGGCTGCTTCTTTTCCGGCAGAATCCAGACACGGGTGCAGTCGAGGAAGTGGTGAGCTACTTCAAGGCGTACTACAACCGTGGCTACTACATAAACCAGCGGTGGAGTCTGAGCGGGCCAGTCACACAGGTGCCAAGGATTGTGACGAGATGAGCCCAATTCTCCTCTACGTCGTGGCTGTCATCTACGCCAGTGCGGCAGGGCAGTACATCTGGGCCGGTCGCTACGGGATGGCTCTCGCCTTCGCCGCCTACGCATTGGCGAATGTGGGATTTGCACTCGATACACGGTAGTCATGGCCAGTATCCCCATCTTTCACACCGTCCGTCAGCGTTCGACGAACGACTGTGCCGTCGCCGCATTGGCGTCCTTTCTCGGGCGGTCGTATGAGGAAGTGCTCATTGCCGCTGCGTTGCTGACCCCCGAGATCCTGTATCGGGGGATGGAGAACGCAGACATGATTGGGACCGCCCGCCAGTTTGGTATCTGTCTGCTCCCCAAAGCCCCCCCTATTGATATTGAGGAGGATTCTGGCATCCTTGGTGTCAAGGTTAAGGGAGTCAAAGATGAGCACGCTCTGGTTCTCAGTAACGGGCTCATCTATGATCCGTCTACGGGGAATGTGTGGGATGCGGAGATCTATCTGAACAATCCACCGAAAGCGCGCATTGTCGATTTGTTAGAATTGGAGGGGTGAATGCTCCCGGGCGACACACAAGACCGAAAAGCCTACCCCATCGCCACTGGTTTCATGGATTACTTTCCATTGGCTATTGCAGCGGTTGCCAACGTGTCCTATGTGGGTAATCAGCAACACAATCCAGGTCAGCTGCTCCACTGGGATCGGAGCAAGTCCACCGATGAGGCCGATGCCCTGATGCGCCATTTTCTCGTACGTGGCACGCGCGATACGGATGGCCTCCGTCACTCTGCGAAGGCTGCCTGGAGGGCACTGGCGCTACTCCAGAAAGAGATTGAGGGGGAGGAGCAATGAGGATCGGGATCGACTGCGACGGGGTAATCTGTAATTTCTACACGGCCTACGAGGCTCTCACCAGAGAAGTTTCAGGGCGCGATCTGTTTCCGTCACTCGATATCACGGTCGGCCCGCCTGTCTGGAACTGGCCAGAGTACTACGGCTACACGGCTGAGGAGATGAAGGAAGTATGGCGACGGATCAAGACTGACCCGGAGTTCTGGTTCTGCTTGTCTGCACTGCCCGACTTTACACTCCTCCGCGAGCGGTGGTCTACACTCTCCTATCACCATGATGTCTATTTTGTGACGGATCGTCCTGGCATCAACACGAAAAGACAGACCGAGGCGTGGTTCAAGAGACACGGCATTGACTGCCCAACTATGCTCATCAGCGCGCACAAGGGGCTCGTTGCCAGGGCGCTTAGCTTGGATGTGTATGTGGACGACAAGTTGGAGAACATCGTCAATGTGGTGGAAGAGGCTCCTACGTGCCGTTCGTTTCTTGTTGATAGAGCCTACAATCACACCAATCTTCACACCAATCTTCAGTTCGACCGTGTGAAGGATTTCCAAGAGGTACTGGATTTCATTGACAGCAAGGAAATGGGGCGCTAGACTAGAAGAGTGTGCCCGACTCTTCCTTGCACTGTGCTTCTTGACACTGGCGGCTCCTGCTACATCTGAGCCTCCTGCAATCTCCCTCACACTCACTCCGCAGGTCGGCTATACACCCCTGACAGTTGATGCCCGGGTCAGGACTGAGCCTCACTATCTGAACGTCGGCACCTGCATTACGTGGTTCCAGCTCGGTTCAGAGTTCCCTGACGGCAAGAGTTGTGTCATCGCGTACGAGGGGCAGTACATGCCCCGTCTCCAGTTCTATACCATCAAAGCCCTGAGAACCGGTGAATACGTCGTCATTGCTTCTGTCATCCGCGTCAGAGATTTCGAGAACACCCCTGCCCTGCCTATCCGCGTCCTCGACCGCCTCTACTAGTAGGAGCCTGCCATGCGCCGTGCTGTCCTGTCTGTTCTGTTGGCTGTCGTATTCTATACCACCACCAGTGCGAAACTCCCTTGGCATGCGGAGAGCATTCGGCCGCTCATGAGTGGCGAGCAAGGCATCTGCACCACCTGGTCGCTCAATCGGGTGAAAGGGTATTGGGTGACAGCGGCACATTGCGTGGAATATTGGGCAGAGGTTGACGAAGCACTCGTACTCCTGCCAAGAGAGAACCTGCGTATTGCCGGGAAGGTTGCGACAGTAGTCCAGAAAGATTCGTTTAACGATCTGGCTCTCCTGAGAGCTGATGAGCACGCACCCGCACTGCATCTCGGAAGGTACCCACACGTGGGCGATGAAGTCACAGCATATGGGTATCCAGGTGGTTGGGGTGCTCCATTCGCCACATGGCTTAGAGTGAGTAATGCCTACTTTAAGCCTTCTAGCGGGGCACAAGCAAAAATGGTGCTCCAAGGTACACTCTGGCCCGGGCACTCGGGCTGCCCCCTTCTAGACAGCAAGGCTCAAGTGATTGGGGTTGGACAGTGGCAAGGAAGTGACCGTTGGACCAATCTCACCCTTGTGAGTGCGTGGACGGACCTCCATGCCTTCATTGCAGGGTTTGAAGAGGACTAGCCAGGGACTTACGTATTCCGTAATTTGACCGGGAAGGCCGCTGGCAGGCGATTCTAGAAAAGGGCACTCGCGACTATGTTCCCGGAGACTCAGGGGCTCCTAGGGCATCCTAGGCCGTCAGGCGGGGGTTGAGTGCTCTTTGGCGAGTAGCTGATAGTGCTTCAACACAGATTCAGCGTAGAGGCGGTTGCGAAGGGGACTATCGGAGGGCTTATTCGCGCCGCGCCCTCCGTTGTAGCTAGCAAGGGTTGCCCGAAGCCTCTGGTCCACTGATACCTCTGGCCATCCCCCATCTGCCCAGTCCCGCAAATACCCCAATTGCTTGCACCCCCACTTCAGCCCAATCTCAGGGATGAACAGCATCTCCGGGGGAAGCTTGATGTCCAGACCCCGCTCAATAGCGACTGGCCACATACACTGCATCAGGCCATAGGAGCTACTGATGCGTCGGGGATTCATCCCCTGGTAGAGCTTGTTGGGCTTCAGATAACGGTTGTAGAAGTCTCGCTCGAACCTAAAGGCATCAGTATTCCCCGCCGACTCCTGCATCACCACTGCCTCAACCAGCAGGGGATCGAGCTTGAAGTCCGCCGCCGCCTTCTGTATCTCTAGCCAGTAGCGTGTCATGGGTCCCGACGTGGTGGGCGCGAATGATTCGTCCGCCCGAAGTAGAAGCCGATAATCAAAAAGAAGGCATTGCTCAGGAGAGTGAATACCCCCGACTCGCCGCTGTTTCGCAAGAGGAGCACGGCCGCGACACCCAGTGTCGCCAAGGTGACACTGACTGCGATAGCCGCCTGCGTGACTTCCCAGATGTGATTGATGGTCCGCTGACTCGCGGTATAGCGATCTTCCTCACTCGTGGTCGCTGCTGGGAGATTGTTGCTCGTGTCCATGAGTTATCCCCGAAGAGACCAAGAGTTCGTGGGAAGGGCGGCAGCCTGCGGGCGACGACGTGCTGCTGCGGCATCACCCCGAATCCCGTTGTGGAGTAATTGTTGCTGCTGCCTGGCATCCCCACGTATCCCATTGTTCCAGAGATTCGGCTGTCGTCGGGCAGCAGCTTGCCGGAGTCCTGCGAGCGCAGGGGATGGGGGCTGGGACGGCGCTGGCAGTGGTCTGTTGACAAACATGACTAGTAACCTCTCAGATACGTATCATACCCATTCCGGGTAGACCTGTACCCACTATTCAAGCCCCGAGTAGAATCGACTGAGACCCATGCGTCGAGCGAGAGCGTAGCGTGCATCGAGACTGCGCGGGGTAGACTGTGGGAGAACTTGACCCCCCCGGAATCCCTCCTCCTCAAGTGCTCGAAGGGTGCGCCCGTATTTGTCTCCTCGAACAGCTTGGCGTAATCCCTCAAGACTCGGTGTAGGAATTTCCCCTATGGCATTACCAAACTCATCAGTAGAGGGGAAACGTACTGGTCCTTTGACATGACTACGAATGACAGTTCCTTTACCACTTTTGTACATGTCATTAAGCTGGGCCGCCCGTACCTCGTCTAAGTGCCCCTTAGTCACCCAAGTCGTCGGTTTATTGCTCCAAAACGGTAGCCCTTCGTCAACCACTCTGGTCACTGGTGTTTCTGTGAGATCCGCCAGTCCCTTCTTGGCTGCGGCCTTTTGCCCCGCGAGACCAGCATAGGGGCGCAGCCCTTCCAACGCTTCTAGGGTTTTACTGTGTTGTGCTGCTCGCTCCAACGGCCGACGTGCCGATCCAATCACTTTATTGACACCAGACTCGACCACCCGGCCTCCGGCCTGTAGCGCACGTGGGGCAAGGTTGGGATTCAGAAGGGCTTCAAGGGTGAGCGCGCCAGGGTGTCCCATCGCCAGTCCAGTCAATGCTCCACCAGTGCGAGCAAGACGTGGTATAGCTTGACCCACACGTGCGAGTCCCCTTCCCGCCGCTCCCATTGCTGGACCTAAGACGGGAGTAGCTGCGCCCTCAACAGCCCCCAGTCCGATATCCCCCATAACCTCACCTGGAGATGGCGGCTTCTCCTTGAAAGGTTGCGCGGCGAGGGAGCCAATTCCCCCACCAAACGCCCCATACAGCATAGCGGCCGGAATAGATGCCTCTGGAGCAAGTGCCAGTCCAGCGATAGTGCCAGCCGTGGCCAGTGTGCCCCGACTGGTCAGGAAGTTCTTGACACGCTCAAGACCTGACACAGGCGGCGGGGGCTCATGTGCGGCTACGGGCTGAAGCAACTCGTCGGGAGAAGCCACAGTCCGCACTTCTCCCGTTTGCCTGTTTCGATAGGTGGGCATTATTGTCCGACCTGTTCCCAGTCACCCAGATTCGATGACTCATCCACACCAGTCTCCCCCGCGCCCAGATCTACCATGCGTTGACGCAGAAACCTTAGGTTGTCTCGTGTGGCTGCAGCTTTGGCTCGCCACACGTCAGGCTTGTCAGACAGGGCAGGAATCTGCTTACGGATACGGTTGGCCTCTGGCTCAGACATCTGAGCACCTGTAACCGCCTTGATCGTAGCATTGGTAAGTGTGGCGGTCTCAGCGGAGAAGGCGGCAAAGTTTTTATCGACTGAGATACCGGGAATTTGGAGCCCAAGTGCAGACAGTCTTCCCGTTAGTGGGCCAAGACGCCCTTCGACCGCCGGAAGCAGTGCTTCGAGTTTGTCTAGAGAGTGCGCTGAGGAGTCTGCACCGGCAATCATCTCCTGGGAGCGGCCGAGGAGTCGCTGGGGTGGAGCCAACGAGACCTGTCCTTGGGCATTGACGGATGGACGGAATCCTCCTGTCGCACCACCGCCGGCTGCCCCGCCGCTGGGTTGCAGGAAGTCCTTCAGACGCTTCATGCGCTCACCTTCGACATCGAGCATGCCTCTCGTCTTTGCCTCCTCCTGGGACACACCACTGCGCCCTTGTATCTCAGCAACACGTTGGGCGCTCTCTCCCTGCTGGCGCCCAGCGGCGAGGCTATACTCTCCTTTGGTTCGTTCAGGAAGAGCAACCTTACGTTCCTCGGCCGCCTGTTGCATCGCGGCAAGTCCAAGGCGTTTGCGGAGCTGCTGGAATCCTGTCTGTTGCAACTCCTCTCGCGAGGGGATGAAGTACGGGCGATTCAGCCCACGGCCGGATTCGGCGATTCCCTGTTGTGCCCCCTGGACATCGGATTCGGGAAGGAACTGTGACAGCTCCTCCTCGTCGCCCGTCAGGACATTGCGAGGTGCCCGATACTGCCCTTGGAGAAGTCGTGCGAGTTCATCTTGATAGGCCACTAGGATCTCCTCTGCCCAAGCCGGAGTTGCCCCTGTATTTTTGGCTGCCCTTGAATTTTGGCTGCTTCCTGAAGTCCCTGCATCGAGGGGGACATGTAGTCAGTCGTCAGCATTGGTTGTGTCTGGGTACCACGGAGCTGGTTCGATCCTTCCGGCGATCCATGCGCGAGGGCATTGAACTCACTCTTCGAGACAGGATTGCCGCCTCCATGCGCCAGATACATGTCATACCACCGAGCCCACTCAGGTTGCGTGTCGCCCAGGCTGCGCCCGAAGGTGCCCTGGATGTCATCTTCTTGACCGTAGAGTCCGCCCATTCGTAGTGCCATTAGTAGAGACTCCTCAATCCCGCCAGAGATGGTGACAGTTGTGGAAGGATGCGCGTGCCAAGTCCTTGTCGCAGTGCAAAGGGACCAGAGAGATTCACTCCTGGCCCACCACCTTCTCCGCCTTCACCGGGGGTATAGAGTCCACTACCTCCACTAACGTTGCTGGCATCACCCCCGCCCATTCCCGTTACCGCCGCTTGGAGTCCTGCCATAGAGGGAGATGGGGTCGGAGTGGCTAGTGCCCCAGTCTTTGCAGCGGCATTAGCATCCATTTGCGCTTTGTCGAGCGCCTGCTGCCCCTGCATATTAAGCTGAGCCCCAAGCAGATTTCGAGAGTAGGCACTTTTTTGCTTGGCCAACGTTCGGTCTCGGTCCTGTTTCCCCCACTTAGCATTCTGACGATCAGCAGCAGTTTGGTCGTATGCCGGTCTTGGGGGTGTGGGGCTAGACGTTCCTGTCCCCGGCGCCTGTTGTTGCCACGGCAATTTCTGCCCTTTGGCCCAATTTTTATCGACGATCCCCGCCACTAGTAGAGCCCCTTTGCACTAATGAGTCCGAGAAGTGCCTGTGTCTGTGGATTCTGCGCGGCAAGCGTTTGCCCGCGCTGCGTGATGTTACCCTGATACGTCAAGTCCTGAATGTGCTGCTGTCGGTTGAGATCCTGAATGAGCTGCTCACGGTTGACATCGCCCAACTCTGAGCCCGCTTCTCCAAGAATGCCCGCACTCTGAGCTGACTCAATGCTGGACCCGCCAAGACCGCGTTCTCCCATCACATTGCGGAGTCCTGTGAGGCTTGCCCGGGCAATCTGCCCCGCCTTGTCTTTGGCACGAGCGAACGTTGCGTCACGCGCCGCATCAGCACCAGCATCACCATACGATACAGTGGGAGCACTAGCCCCCGACCCGAGGGCGCCCTGAAGGATCGAAAGACTCTGCGCGGCCTTGTAGGGATCGAACGTGGACTGACCTGAGTTCGTCAGATTTTGGTACCCATACGAGCCGGGTTTTGTCCCCGCAGATTCTACAGCGGGACCAGGCAATCCATAGGAACCGCCTACCCCAGAAGAATCGCCAGGGCCAGAAGGGTATTGGCCCACCGATGTTCCTGGCGCTGGTGTGTTGGGATATTGTGTCGAGTACCCAGAAGGCGCTTGTGCGTTGGGCACTTGTGGTAGTGCAGCCTTATTCACCCCGGCTGATGCCTGGTCATACCGCCATGCCTGATATTCACTATCAGACATCGCCTGACCTGCGTCAGGGCGCCAAGTCTTTCCTGTGGTAGAGCCAGGAACGGTCATTCCCGCCATAGTCGTGTCCTCATGTGCCTATTGGCACAATTCTTGCACTAGGTCATGCCCCTGTTAGTCTATCCCTATTCCTTGGGCGGCTCAACTGGCGCCTGCGTCATGGCTGCAATCTGTGCTTCCAGTTCCGCAATGCGCTTGCGAGCCATGTGAAGATCGACTTCCTTGGCGCCAAGAAGCTGGAGTAATTCTTGTAGATTCATTTACGGAATCTCCCAAATGAGTGTACCCTGTAACGCCGTGTTATCAGTTGACGCTGCCCAATTGGCATCAGTGATGAGCTGAAAATTGATGACGGTGTTGTCTGCGGCGAAGACATAGACTTGGCCGACCTTTTCCGTGCCATTATCATTGGCAATGTAGGTGGTTGACCATATTTGGGTTCCCACACTAGTTGGTTGTATGGCGGCAGGGATCGCTCGTTTGAGGTTGCTACTTGGTGTACCCCCAACCGTTGTCGTTCCATAGTTGAAACTGTAGACAACTGTTTTGCCTATAATAATGTAGGCGTCTCCTCCAATATCTCCAGCAGCAACCGTCCACGTCATTGAACCGCCACCAGTAAAATCACCTGCCGAAAATCCTTGAGTCGTCCATTCTCCAATCGCCGTTGCCCGTCCACGCTCAAAAATCTGATCTCCAGAGGTCAAGTCTCCGGTTGTCGTCAATGTGGTGACTGTGGGCGTAGCACTAAATGCAGGGGCCCCAGCATTCGCGGTCAGGACCGTGTTGGCCGCGCCTTGGGCTGTGACTAGGATAGCGCCCGCCGTATTGCCGTAGAGAACGCCATTGACCGCAAGTGTCGTATCTCCAGTTCCCCCGCTTCCTACCGGCAAGGTTCCTGAGACATGTGTGGTGAGCCCAATCTTTCCCCAACTCGGTGCGACCCCAACTCCACCTGAGATGAGCGCATTGCCTGTTGCTATATCAGCTAGTGCCGTCAGCACATTTGTGGCACTGGCATGTGGGATGTCCCCGGTCGCAAAGGTCGCGGGGATGGTAAATGTCGAATAGGCTGGAATCGTTGTGGCACTCGTGCCGCGCAAGAGTGTGCCCGCCGCTCCACCCGCCAGTCCTGTTGCAGTAATCTGATTGGTGATGGTACAGCAGGCTAGATGCCCCACAGTTGCCGCATTGGGCAGGATCAGCGTGCTCCATCCAGGAATCACCCCAGATCCTCCATTACGGAGATACATCCCCCCTGTACTGCCTGTATTCAATCGGCTCCACACATCTGTGGCCGATCCATACAAAAGCTGGCCTGTCGCCACTGTCGTTTGTCCGGTGCCTCCTTGGGCGACTGTAATGGCCCCCGTTGTGCCTGTTGGAAGGTCCACCAGTGCCCACTTGGGGATATTGCCCACTCCCGTGTTAGAGAGGTAGTGGGTGGTCGTGGTACTTTTCACCAAGGCTGTGAGGACGTTGGTCGCACTGCCGTAGAGAATATCTCCCGTCGCGTATGTATCAGGGATGGTGAAGGAGCTATAGGCCGGGAGCGAGCCCGTGCTGCGAATAAGCGTGCCCGCAGCCCCTACCGTGAGCCCTGTGAGAACATTGGCGGCACTCGCATACGGGGTATCCCCAGCGGCGAAGGTGTCTGGAATGGTGAACGTACTCCATGTGGGCAGGGTGCCATCACTGCGGAGGATTTTCCCGACTGTGCCAATGTCCAGTCCGGCGAGTGTGTCTGTGGCACTCCCATAAATCACGTCACCCGTGGCAATGTTGTCGAGCGTGCGATTGACCAGACGCACATCGCTATACAGCTCCTCCAGCATGGCATCGAGGGCTTCGACTTGCTCGGGCGTCCAGGGCCAGGAGAGTCGGTCAGGTTGAAAGCGTGGGAGAGTCATAGTAAAGGGGCATAGTGTCCACTTTAGTAATCAGTATCGCTACTATAGTGACGTTAGTACAGCTTCTCACGCCGTTGGGGCATGGAGAGGGCATTCTTCAGGGCCGCGAGTTCGCGCTTCTCCTTGGAGCGCCGCTGGCCCTCATCGATCTGACGCTTGAACTCAGCATCGCTGGCGTAGCGTTCATGGAAGCTCCAGGTGCGCTTACCAGCGCGGTCAGTGGCACTACCTGAGTCGGGGAAGTTCGGGCGGTCAGACGAGAACCCCACTATCGTCTCCCGACTTCGTGGAATCCGACCTCGTAACCAAACAGCTCCACGTCTTGTGCGGCTGTATTGTGGCGCATCAGGAGTCTCACGAATCTCCCCGTACCCAGTCGGCGGAGGCGTTCCCGGCCGGCAGTCATGCTGGCCGAGATCGCACTCCCGGCATTCGCATCCAGTCCGCCCACATATGGGGTGATGGTGAGCGTGCCTGCCGACTGGATCTTGCTGATCAGGGCGAGTTCCCCGAAGTACTTCTCAATATCAGGAGACTGCATGTCGTGGAACTTCCCTGTCAAGTCTGAATCAATGGCAGTCGAAGCCCCATCCGTCCGAGTTGCTTGATCCTTCCACAGGAATCCCGTGGAGTTGCCCATACACGGGATGGCGACATCATTGGTGTCGTAGAGGAGGAACGCAGAGGTCGGTGTCACGTCGTCACGCTGGTGTGGCCCAAACCAGATCTTGTCTACGTAGTCATACTCGACCCAACGATTCTCGCTGGAGTCGCCGGCATTAGCCAAGTGCAGCCGGTACTTGTTACGACTGGGGTCAATCGTGGCGAAGGCATTCTGAAAGCGTGAGCGATTGAAGTAGGTGTCCGTAGTGAACCAGGCGCGCACCTTCCCATCGGAGATCGACTTGATGCCCTCGCCATCCCACTGGTAGACGCCATCCTTCCACAGGAACCACACCACATCTCGATAGATCACGACACTCTCAGGGGCCTCGATGCCCACATTCTCCGACAGCTTGACCACGCGGAAGTTGGCAGTGCTGGTGCCCGTGACTTGAAAGAGGGCATTGGTCTTTCCGACGCCTAGAGCCTCCCGGCGCGGGGCGAATCCTGTGACCCCTCGAGCATCGAAGCCTTTGGGTGGGATGGTGAATCTATTACTTGCCCACTGACTGAACAGCCCCTCTTCACTGAACACCACATCGTCAAGCTTCTCACTGTCTACGCCCCAGAGCCGGCCCCGCCACGAGACGAGCAACACAAGGCGCGAGGAGCCGACTGTGCCGGGTGGATTGCCCAGTGCAGTTGGGGCAGCCACGTTGTCGAGAGCCGCATCACTGAGATCATCCTGAACGGCTGTCTGTGTGTTGCCTTCTACATCAATCCAGGGGAAGAACGGCACACCCGGTCCAGTGGTCGTGCGATAGAGTCTCCGGTCAATCCGGTAGCGATTGGCGATCTGAAAGTCACTGCTTGTCGCCGCTACAGGATCTTTCGACAGCGGGAGCCCATTCGCCTTGAGGTACTGCGTCGCCAGTGTCGCACTGGTCGCAGAGACCGGGCCGAAGGGGCTCTCAATAACGACTTCGCCTGTGAGTACATCACGCAACAGAAATGTTGTCTTGACTTGAAAGGTGCCTGAAAGTGAACCCCCAGCCACAGCCGTCAGCACGGGGGCCACGATAGGCGGCTGCAAGTTCATGGGCATCACGTTGCGGTCCCGGTCAATCCACAGATTGCGTGTGGGTGAGTTGACTAGGAAGGCATTGGAGCCGAGCAGGGCGAAGCGCGGGCGCCTCGTTGCCACTGTCGAGAGTGTCACATTGGAGGGCAGCGTCAGAGCGGCCACTGTGCCCGCACCACCAGACAGCACACTATTCAGGGTCGTCCCGATTTGACTGAGAGAGTAGTTCGCCACTTAGGTTCTCGTGAAGCCGATGGCCCCGCGCATGTTCGTGAAGGTATCGACCAGCACCCAGGTGGTGCCATTGGTGCTACGCATCACGATGCCATCAGACGTGGCCGCAGTCGCCCCCGCCGCGTCATATTCAGCGACGACAAAGTAGAGGGCGCCATCTGGACCAACAATGCCATTGCCGACGCGTGTCTGTGTGGCCGACTCCCCGACATCGGTTTCAATCGTCCAGACAGTCGTCCAGGTAGTCCCGTCGAACTTGCGGATAGTGACACGCTCGCTGACATCAACGACTCCGTCATCGTGGCAGAGGGCATAGAGGTTCTCGCCGAAGACCACGAGTGACGAGAACACGGAGAAGCCGCTGGAGCTGGTCCCTGTGGCCAGTGAAGCAGTCCAGGCACCAACTGTGTCACGCTTGTAGATACTGGGATTACCTCCCAGGAGTGTCCGCATACCGGCATACAATTCGCCTTTGTAGACCGCAAGACTGTGAACATTGAATGTTGCGCCAAATGTCGTATCAGTCGTCCATGTCGTGTCTTGATCGGGGTGAATACGGAAGATCTTCGCCGCCCCAGTTCCGTAGTTCTCCGTTCCGAGCCAAACTTGATTCCCGTAGACCGCCAGACACGTGGGAATCATGCCGTTGAACTCAACAGCCCCCACGGCGGCGGTCGGGCCAATCTGTGTGAATTGCCCCGTGGTCGGGTTGAACTTCATGACCCGGCCGTTGCCCGTGACAGGAACCGAGGCCCCATCGTCTACCGCAATCAGGAAGTGGTCATTGTCAAGCGGGGCCATCGCCTGCACGCCGAATGAGTTCGTAGTCGCTCCAGCTGCGATGTTGTAGGGCATGTAGCCGACGATGACATCATTCGTGCCATCCCACATGTGAATGGTGGGCGCACTGTGTCCCGCCGTGGGGTAGTTGATATAGTCGTCGCCCGCGTAGAAGATGCGATTCTTGAACGAGATCATCACCTTTTCGTCTGACCATGTAGTCAAGGACCGCAAGTCTCCGTAGAAGGGGCGAGTGGGTGTGGTGACACTGCCCCAGGTGGTGCCATTGGTGGATGTTCGCCATGTCTGGGTCGGAGTGGCGCCGTTCTGCGCGCCGGCCCTGATGCCGACGTAGAAGGTATTCGTGAGCGTGAAGGTGTAGGCGAGGTTGATTGCGCCAAGCACACTTGTGCCGCCTCCACCCGCACTCGCGTTGATAGCTGTGAGTCCCGGCCGCTTGCGGAGTCCTCCCTCGCTGCCCGCTGGATCAGTCGTCCAGTTCTGGGCTTCGGTCAGCTCACCATCCTGGAGCTGGACAGGGTTGGCGTCCACGTTGACACCAGCTTTGCCAATATTGTAGACCGACATTTTCGCGGGCATATTAGTTGTAGCCAGCCGTGGATGCTACTTCTGACCACTCGACCAGCACGCCATCAAACATGCTGTCTCCTTATGCAGTGATTTCGGTGATGCGCGCGTTACCACTGGCCGAACTCCAGATGCCAGAAATGGCACCCGTGTAACCATCCAAAGGGGTCTCGTATTGAGCACCAGCACCCAGCAACTTTGTGAACGCCGTGGTGGATGCGGTCGCCGCAAACGCCAGATACAGCGTCTTGCTGCTGTCGTTCACAATGCCAGCCTGACGGCGGGCGACATTACTGGCGAGAAACAAAACCGACACCACACTTGCCGCGACAGTAGTCAGTACCGCTGTGGCTGGACGACTCGAATCGAAGCCAGTGAGCTGATCGCCATTGGCGTCGTTCATGGCCACGTCGAGAGGACGGGCATTGGTCAGGGATCGTATTGATGCACCAAGGAGACTCATTGTGATTGACCTCTAGGGAACAAAGTAGGTGATGTGCCCGACATAGGCATACTGTTCGCTGTACTTGCCGTCTGACACGTAATGAAGTTCAAGTTGGAGCACATCCTGGGGCGCAATCGCCGCAAGAAATGCATTCATCTGTGCGGTAATCACCGCACGGTTCGATTCGGCATTACCTGGGACGAACGCCGGAGTCTTGAACGTCTCAATTTTGACGAGTGCCACATAGGCTTACCGTGACGCGGCTGCCGCTTTCAGCCCTCGCATAGATGCAGGGCGCTCGGGTTTGAGATAGGTATCACCCTTCTCGTTGTAGGTCTGCTGGTAGCGATTGCCCCACAGCCGATCCCACAGGGTGCGGTTCTCTTCGGGGATGCGCCCCGGAAGAAAGTTTGGCTGCCCGACGGGAGGTTGCTGCCCTGTTCGCGCGCGGTAGTCTTTCTCGGCCTGGAAGGCTTCCATCTCGTCGGGGTTTTGCCCGTAGAGATCCTGGCCCGTTCGAGACGTGAAGTTACTGGGCGAGCCGCCGATACCCGTGAGCGTCTTGAGGATGTCACGGGGCCGGCCAATCCGATTCGCCTGTCGCGCGTGCGTCCCCTCGTGGACGAGTGTATTCATCGTCTCTGTGGGGTCTCGCCTCGCCACATCAGGGTTGACCTGAAGTGATCCGGTGAACGGGTCATACATCCCAGCGAGGCTCGTACCAGAGGGGAGCCCCATTTGTTTCAGTTTGCCGAGTAAGCCCAGTTCTCGGATGGGAGCAGATGCCACATCTGGCATTTCCTTGGCCAGCCGCTGCCGATAGGGGGTGAGAGAATCGTCCTTATGGGGCATGGGCCTACGTCCAGATGAATCGAACGCTGGTGATTGATGAACTCACCGTAATGACGAATGTGGTTGCGGCATTGTTCAGCCCAAACGAGGAGGGGTCAGTCTTGTGTAGCACCACACCCGTGTCTCCAGCCACACCTTTGAGCGTCATAGTCGCGGTCGTGCCAGCCGGAGCCTGAATCGTGCAGGCGGTTGATCCTGTCGGTGGTGTGATTGTGGTGTCTGTCGATAACGTTTTCAACTCGACCACACCGGATGCGGTGGTATTCTCCGCAGCGCGGGGCGAGGCATTGGCGGAGACATCCCCCGAGAGCGAGACGACGATTGAGCGATTACTGGTGACTGCCATATGCTCCTACCAAAGTGATTCAAACAGAGGATACACCACTGATGGCTCCTGATCCTGCCTCGGGGTCAGTCGAAGCATGAGATTCATCTTCTCCGTTGCGTAGACCGCCAACCAGGCTGAATCAGGCGAGCGGTCCTCACGTTCCTTCGCTCGCGCGTAGGCCACACACCAGGCAATCAGGGCGTTGTCGCTATCACCAGGAATGGGGTTGGCCTCGGCTGCGACTCTGGCAGCGAGTGTCGGCACATACACGAACCGGATACTCCCCGCAGTCATGGCACTGGAGAGCTTGGGGCCTGTGAGGACCACTGGAGCGGCTACCGGGGCGCCCTGAGTCGTCAAACAGTAGAAGATGAGCCCAGAACTCGTCGGGTCCGTCGAGGATAGTGTGCGAGCGGCAATGAACTCAGGGGAGTTGTAGTCCTTGGGCACGAACTGCACGTTGTCGAAGCTCCCGGCGCTGGTCGTGTCGGTGGGCTCAATCAGATGCACGCGGAAGGTGTCGGCCGGGACACCGGAGAGCTGCGTGGCACTCGCCGCCAGTGAGACGTTGGAGATGTCGACTGTCAGGAAGTGCTCCTGGTGGAGGTCGACGATGGAGCCCCAGAGATCCTTGATGCCCAAATTGACAATGTCAATCAGTTCGGCAGAGGACCAGAAGGAAGCGGTCGTCTCTAGGAGATGGCGCCGCGCTTGTGTCTCAAGACTGGAGAGTAATGTTGCCAATTATCTATCCAACTCCCATCAACGATCTAAAGATTGTCGTATCACTCCCGCCCGCACCAGGTGTATAGGTCAAGGTTGCATCCGTCCCAGTCATCGTGAAAGTACCATTTGTTGCCGAAACATATCGCCCAGATTTGAGAGTGGCCGCCGTGCCTGTCCAGGAGTACGTCGTGCTTGAGGCACCAAGAGAGCGCCCTGCCTTGAGAGTGGCTGCTGTGCCAGCCTGGGCATAGGAGCCGCTAGTGGCACCAACATACCGGCCGGCCTTGAGAGTTGCAGCAGTGCCGCTGAGTGCATAGGAGCCAGCGGTACTGGCAAGATATCGTCCAGCCTTAAGGGTAGCGGTTGTGCCAGTAAGCGCAAATGTCCCGGCTTCAGCCGAAAGTGCAAATGCCGCCGCTTGAGAGGCAAGAAGGAGAGACACATTCTATTCTTCGATCCAAATGATGCGATATATATGTGTTTGACCGGCTACGAGAGCTGTCCCGTTGAAGTTAATTGCAAGGGTCTGAGCCACACCGCGCAATACGATTGGCTGGTCGAGCTTCGACACGGGTCCCCACGGCATCATTTCCACATCACCAAGTTCTCGAATACCTGCCCATGTGGCGGGAATGGCAACTGGTGATGCTGCACGCACTTGATTGATGGTGCCCACGGCTGTCCCCAATGCCCCAGGGTTTGCGGTGAAATGTCCGACACGATTCACTGTTGAAGCTGCATTATTGGAATCAAAGGGAACTGGAGTTCCAGCAGAAACAAAGGTGCCAGTCGTGTCGGCCGCACTACGCTTGATGAGAAAGAATGCCTGAGAACCGGCTGCGGTATTTGTGGTACCAATGACCATGCTGACGACACGAACGGTTTTAGTGGAACTCCCCTCGATAATTACCAAATCGGTGGGGGTAGCCGCTGGGGTGAAATTCGAGGCAATACCGAAGGTCTGTTTGCCTTGACTGGAAGTCTCTCGCCCAGCACTGTCATACAGCGTGACTCGGGCGGCTTTACTCGTAGCATCAACGGTCTGCACATCGGATGACGCACCACTCACAATAGAAATAGACATATCAATTCCAGACCCAGTTTACGGTAAATTGGCCCCAGACGAAGCCGCGTTCGACCTCGCCGTAGATGGTAAATCCTGTCCCGGCCACAATGGCACCTGCCACGATTTTGACTTGTTCGATTCGTGCTTCATCTGCGGTGTGATCGGCTGTAGCAACATCCCGCATCCATGCCTCAACCAATGATCCCGCCACAATAGCGGCCTGCCCGGCCACATCCACACTTACGTCGCTGGTGGTGCCAGGCGCTGCACCGAAATCAAGTGTCGCTGTTCCTGTCGCGCCCATTAGGTCACCGCGAACAAAGACGCACCAAAGTCAACCGTAAAGGTTTCACTCGCCGCCAAGGTTACACCGCCTACCCCATAGTCCCACCAGCCAATGAGCTTGTTGGTCGAAAGCAGCCCGCCGACTTGATTGTACAAGATGACGTAGCGAAAAGGACCAAAGCCGGTTGTTGCTGTCCAGACCGCATCGGTTCCCACGACGGTCATGGTCCCAGCCGGAGTCTCGCTCGCGGTATTCAGTGTATCAATACCGCCTGCTGTGTACCCGCCTCCTGTTGAGAGGTCAGCGATGTCTGCACGAGTGGTATCGGTGGCTAGAGGAGCTTCATTACTGAGATACACAAACAACGGGTCAGCATTCAGATCATGCTGTTTGAGCCCAAGCTGCTCAACGAAATCGTTGAACTTGACAAATGCTGCCATTATACTTCCAAAAAGTAGGAAATGTGTCCGTTTGCTGCACCAACTGTTGACACAATTGAGAGAGCGGCGTTCACAGCGGTTTCAAGGAAGTGGGCAGACGGGGCTGCCATCGCACTGGCTCCGCCGTTCGCCGCAAACGTCATAGCTCCAGTCAAGTCAGCCGTTCCCGTAAACTTCACCGTGCCCGCCAGTGAGAGTGTGAACACATAGCTCACCACCTTGATTTTCTTGGTCGCATCGGCGGCAACCAACTGTGTCGTTCCGGCCACGCTTTGGGCGATTGTGGCAAAGAGCAGGGTTCGCCCCTGCCCAGTGACCTGACTGACGGGTTGTGTCGTCTGCCAGAATGTTCCACTAACTGGCTGAGTAACCGCACTCCCATCAACCTTCCACGCGGTCGTATTTGCCGTATTGCCGGGTTGAACCGTCCATGTGCCGCTCTGTGTAACCGCGCCGATAACGAGTGCCCCAGTCGTAAGGCTCCCATCCCAACTGACCCATGTCAGCGTTCCGGTGTCCCACCGAAGCATCCTAACTGGAGCAATCAGATCCGACACGCTACACCTGCGCCGTTAGATCTTTGAAATCCTGTAACGCCTTGCGTGTCCCCTCACGCACATCCGCTTCGACATGTTTACTTGAGCGGAATAGTCCAACGCCTAGCTTTACGATTTCCTTGGTAATCATCTCAATCAGATCCGCCTCTAGTGTCTGCTGGCGTGGAGGATTCCCACCACCAGGGAATCGCACGACATCCCCATTGGGATAGACAATCTGAATGAAGAGTTGAGAAGCGGCCATTGTTAGCTATACCACCACGGCTGCAACGGTTTTCTCGCAGTGAGAATACCAGCGAAGTGCTCAATTGGACCATTCTCGACTGTCTGAATCATCTGAAACGTCTCCGACACGAAGTCACAATGAATGCGGTACGGGGAAATAGGTGAATCGAGAATCTTGTAGTTCGCCTGATTGAAGAAGTAGAGTGCCTCCGGGGATAGTGCCCGCGTGTGCGTAGGATCGGCCCATGCCCAGACAGCACTCCAGAAGGGCGACAAGAACTTGAGCTTCCCACCCGGTTTGAGCACCCGGTAGATCTCTTCCCAGAACTGAAACCACTCCGCTGTCTCACCCTGCTTGCCGATGTGCTCCAGGACATGGACGGCGATGGCTTCATCCATGCTGTCATCAGGCAGTGCGATGGGATTCCTACCCAAGCAGCACACGATGTCTGGTGAGAGCGACGAATCCGCATCCAGTGTCACGATCTCGGCCGACTCGTCCACGGGTATCAGCTTCGGCACTCGACTACGCCCACAGCCTAGATGGAGGATTTTCATGACCGCTTCTCCTCATACGCTGCGGGGAGATCCGCAAGCTGTGTCTGCCCTTCCATGATTCTGGTAGTCCAGACGCCCTGCTCGTCACGATGGGGAGAGACCCGGTGAATCACGTAATGGTCCGCCCAGACATCCAAGTCGCACCAGATCTTGAATCCAGCAGCCCTGGCCCTGCGACAGAAGTCGAAGTCGTCACCCCAGACATCAGGAGCCATCTGCCCCAGTCGCCAGTACGGAGGCTCCATCTTCCTCAGCACGGCCGTCTTGACTAGGAGGCAGCCTGCGCCGGTCGCAAGGGCTTCACTCATACCGGAGTCGCCCGGAAGCAGTGGCATGGGCCAGAGTGCCCCAGTCGCCTCTTCTCTGTTGTAACGATGGGGAGTATAGGGAATCCTGCGCTGGAGGTAGAGACCCGACACAATATCCACGTCTCGCGCCAGCAGTCGCATGAGCGCATCGGGTTGGAACAAGTGGTCATCATCCACATACCAGACCCACTCTGCCCCGACTTCTAGTGCGCGCTCGGAGATCATGTTCCGATTGGTGCTGATGACTTGCCCTAACGAGTGTGCGAGTGCGGTGCCCGGTGGACGTGCCACTCGTGACAACGAACTGTAGAACTCCGCATACCGCGCAATCTCTGGACTCGAAATCCCGATAATTCCTGTGACGCCCATCTCACCCTCCCCGGTGTGATGGAGGCGCACAGCCGATGCTATGCGCCCCAAGTGAACGAACTATGCAGACGGAACCTCATACCACGAGAGCGTCTGTGCAAAGAGTGCCACGGACGCCGCATTGGCCGCAACAAAGACCGCTGTGCCCTGGGGCAGCACAACCTCACCATCGAAGTCGTATTGGAACACCGAACCTGCAACAACCGATGTCGAGAGAACGGCATGGTAATCCAGCCCAAGGGCCTTGATCCATGTTCCCGCGATGATGGTATTTGTCCCTTGAGACGAGTTCCGAATCTTCGCCTTCTGTCCGCCAGTGTGCTTCGCGTTGAACAGGTTCGTGCCGAAGACGTTATCGGCAAAGACGGTCACAGCCGACGTGCCCGCCACTGCCGCATTCAGGGAAAAGTTGCTGACGCTCACGAGCCCAATCGTTCCCGCAACCGCGTCACCACTTGCGTGCCCAGCCGTGTAGCGACACAGAACTCCGTCCACGCCAGATCCCGGAGGATTCCAGAGCATGACTGTCGGCGCCGTGGTCGTGCTGATGGGAATCGCCAGACCAGCCACGAGGGTGGACATGTAGTGCAGGTTGCCACTCATCGCCTGCGCGGCGTACTTGCCGTGGAGTCCTGACACCAACTGATCGTTGTATTTGCCGAGGGAGATGTTCTCGTCTTTGCCTGTTGCGACGTTTCGACCTTGTGAAATAGGCATAGTCAGTTACCTCGTGTCGGCTCCAGTGAAGCCGCTGTAGTAGGGATCTTTCCGATAGGCGTCAAGATCCGTTCGCTGTAGATTCAGCCCTGCGACGAGCAGTTCGTTTTGAATCCGCAACTCCATACGGATCTCGAACAGCAATGTGAGAATATCCTTATCAAGGGACGGGAGTTCTTTCGCAGCAACTGGAGCAATCAGATCACTCATATGTCATGCTCCTAAGTTGCCGACGCGGCCAGCGTCGAAGTTTGCTTTTGATACGCTTCCCATGAGATGACGCCAGTTGCCCCACCCGCGCTCACATCGAACACCAGATTGGCCCCCTCTGTGAGCTGGACGCCCTCGGGACCGAAGTCCGGGTCGTAGTGCGACCCGTCTGTGTCTGTCGGGAAGGGGCCAGTCAACTGCACGCCAGCAGAGTCAGTGAGTTGCCACGTCTTCCCTGCACTCGCCCCAGTAATCTGAATGTGCGCCCGTTGCAGGAAGATAGAGAATCCAGCCTTACGCGCCGTCTTCAGTGTCACGTCCGCACCACCCACACCGGTCAAGTTCCCCGAGACATCCTCGTAGGTGCCCGTGTACCAGCCGTAATCGCCTCCACGCATAAGAGTGCTCCTTTGCTATGGATGCGTTTACGTGGTAGTGAACGGTGTGGTGATGGTCCCACTCGACATCAACGTGCCTGTGACCTCCCAGACCGTCGTTGAGACACACGTGAGGCGGTAGTGCCCACCAAGCAACCACCCAGTTTCGGCACTGAGCGAATTGACCGCGACATGGGTTGTTCCGTTCGCGGTAAATCCCTTCCCGGTGGCGGAGTCTTCGATATCCAGGGTTACCGTTCCTCGAACGAACTGTGTGCTGGCATTCGTAATGACCTTGTAGGGACCAGTCCCAAGAATCGAGACGGCAAAGTCAAAGGTGAGCCCAACTCTCGGCCGTGGCAGTGTCACGGTGATGCCGGCCGCCCGGTCAAACAAGAAGAGACTGCCTGAATCTCTCTCTGTGAGAGTAAAGGTTGCCCCAGCCCCTGAGATCACAGGTTGAACGACTTTCGCTAATCGCATAGTGCGTACCTCATTCCCCACATGCAGCCACGGGTTCAGCCGTGGGAGTTCTTGGGGAACGTGAGAAGTAAACTCTCCTGAACGAGAGCAGTGTGGTTACGAACTGGCGCCGACGAGTCGCATGAAGCGAATGACGATTGCGTTGGAAAGCGATCCTGTCGAACGATTCGCTACAGTGATGACCGCCGAACCCTCGGCTGGTTGGGCACTCAGGATGTAGGCGCCTACGGTTGCCACTGAGTCGTGTTGAAGTGCGATGAAGTCCGTATCGTGAATGCGGTCATTCGTGAGGGTGAAGCTGACAATCGCATCAGCGGCCAATGCCTCATTATTCATCGTGATCAGTCCGTTCGACGCATTGAGTGTCACGCCAGTAGATTTACTCGTGAGCTGTGTGACACTACCACCTGCCCCGACGAGATTCGCATAGCCGATACCCTGCGTGGCTCGAAGGTCTGGACCTTGAAGTACACCAAACCAGCGATTCTGTCGCTTGTAGCCTTGAAATCCGTATGTGGCCATGTGTCCTCCTAAGAGTTTGAGCCCTTGAGGACCATGAATCTGAGCACAATGGCCTCAGACAGTGAACCTGTGGTTCGATTGGCGACATTAACGAGTGCCGAGCCTGCCGCCGGCTGCGCGCTGAACGCATACGCCCCAACTGTGGCAACCGAATCGTGTTGTATGAGCACCATGTCAGTCGCCGCAATGCGGTCGCTGGTCAGTGTGAAGCTCACCACGGTGTCCGATGCGAGCGCCGCACCATTCATCGTGATGAGTCCAGTACTGGCATTCAGCGTGACACCCGTAGACTTATTCGTCGCCTGGGTGACCGTCCCACCAGCACCCACACCCGCAGGATATCCAATTCCCTGTGTCGCGCGGAGGTCAGGCCCCTGAAGGGTGCCCGCCCACCGATTTCGTGCCCAGTCGCTTCCCTGATCGTATGTTGGCATGAGATATTCCTTTCGCTACGGCTGGGATGAGGACACCCTCACCCCAGTCAAGCTTGCTCATGCTGCAGTTTATGCAGCACCAATGACTAAGAATCCATTTCCACCGTCCGAACCGTCCGAGACGCCGATGGAGGTCGTATGCTGTGTCACGACGATGCCCGTGCCGAAGTCCAGCCCACCGGGATAGATCTCCGCAGCCGTCTGGGCCAGGTCGAGTAGGGGAATCGCCACAATCTGATCGCCAGCCGTGGTGTCATCCGTCAGGTCATCGTAGAGCTTGAAGTAGTTGTCGGTCGCAGCCGACACCTTGGCCACGTAGATGCCGTAGACCTGAGCCGCCGCATCTACGACGTTGGTCCCGCCTGCCGCATCGCACTGGACCTCGGTGAAGGGCACGAACTGGAGATCGGGGTTGAGCCCCTGAGTCGCCAGAAACTCAAACAGCGACTTGAACACGCCCTGATGAACCGGGTGCGCGTTCGAGAGCGCAATCTTCACCTTCTGTTTGACGGAGTTGGCATTTTCGAGTGAGAGAGCCATGTGTGTGAACCTCGCCCGCCGATAGTCATATCACCAGTACGGGATGTCTATCCGGTAATCGTGATACCCAATCCTGCCGTGCTACTAGAGGTTGGAGGAGCTGTTGGAGTACGCCGCCCCGTTCGCGTGTCTACTTTACTACGTTGTCCTGTCCGAGCTTGATAGGAACGCCAGGCATCGCCAGAGCGCATCCACAGATCGTCACGAATCTCCGCCTGCTGTTTCCGCTTCGCCTCGGCCTCGGCATCTTCCTCAGCTTTGACGAACTTCTCTGCGCCCCCGTGTGCCCAGATGTCCCGAGCACGGAGGGCATGGAAGATGTTCTCGCCCCAGATGCCGGCGCCGATGATGGTGGTCACGGGCACAAGCCCATAGTGCGCCAACATCGCGGTATCTTTCTCGCGATGGATGTCCGCCATGAGTTGAATGCCGGGGCGATTCCACGTCTTGCGTGCCAGCCGATAGACCGCATCCTGCCGAGACGGGATGACGACAAGCTGATTGTCGTAATCGTAGAGCCGCTGCAACCACCACGCGGGCGGAGCCGACAGATTGAACGGGTTGCGGTCTTGTACGAAATTACTCAGCACTAGTCGCGGGCTCCGAACTCATTCGTCATCTGCTCGCGGGCGTCAAACGCCGTGGCATGTGTGCTCTTATTCTTACCCCCGACGATCATCCGCTCTTTCTTGGGATTGAGCGTGTTGGTGATGAAGCTCGTATCCATGCGACTGGGCCGCCCGGTGTGCGTCTCCCACTCTACTTTCGTGAGGGGTGTACAGTTATCCTTGGTCCCCTTGACCCCAACCAGATAGCGCGCTCCGCTCAGTGTGGGATTCGCTGCATCCGCCGAGCCCATGATCGGATTCTGATTCTTCGCGTAGGGGATGACGATCTTGGGCACCTGATTATCGCCCGGTTGGATCGTGCTCTCCTGCCCGTCGAATCGAATCGTGAGCGGCACGGGTGCCCGATTCACCAGTGTGACGAGTTCGTGAAAGACTGCCATATTAGTCGCCCCCTCTATCATTGACGAACGGACCAAAAAATCCAAAGTCTCTTCCTCTTGTCACGATTGGTGTTCGATCAAATCCGCACAGAGAAACAAGTGCAGCGACCCACGCCGGAACATGAATCTCCACCGTGTGGTTTCTCCATGTTCGGTCTAGCAACCTGGGTTTGTCGCGCTCCTGAAAATAGTTTCGATACAACGCAGCAAGCTTGACACTGTTCTCTTCGTTCAACCGCTTGGTCCGTGCCCTTGCGTCTAGCCAAGGGGCTGGCCCCAGATCAATGTAACGGATTGAAGGAAACACACCAGAAACAACATCCGGGCGCGTCATCATCGTTTCGACGGATTCGGGCATTTCTTCTCCTTTGTTGTAACGAACAAGGCCACGATACTTATCATGGCCATGTTAAGCCTCACGACGATTAGAAGTCGCGCTGCACGACGAGTGTCTGTCCCGTTACGCCATCCCACCGTCCGCATGTGGCCGGCGCCTTGCAGAAGTACTGCATCCGCTTGAAGTAGGTCGCCTCGTAGGCATGGCGAGCCGAGCTGCCCGTGCCCTCGCGCACCCACACGCTACCGTCCCGATCCATGAAGCGGCCGGGCTCCGCGACGTACCGCTTGAAGCCGGCTTTCTTGGTGTCGAGGAAGTAGACCTGATTGAGACCGACCGTCCGAAGCGCCTTGATGGGAATCTCGCCCAGGGTGAGATCACCCTGCTTCATCGCGGCCGTTCCGCCATCAGGTTTCTGTGCCGCCGCGTCGTTGTAGCGCCGATCCGCATCAAGCAGCTTCACGTACTCACGCCGCACTGAGGGGTGCATGCCGATGAGGTTGATGATGCCACCAAGCTTCGCGTAGATCACGTCCGACATGCGCTGTGCCAGGTCGAGCGAGAGCGCACCGACTGAGGCCACAATGTAGGACTGAAGCGAGAGTACTGATGTTCGAAGGATGCCGAAGTAGTTGTCGCGATTGGTACTGTCATCCACCAGGGCGGGCAGGCCCCAATACGCCTTCTCGTAGCTCGTATCGAGAATGTCTGTCACACCCGAGTTGGCCGCGTGAACGATGTAATCATTGTCCGCCCAGGCCGCGTTCGGGGTGCTGCCGGTCGTGACATCGGTGCCGTCGCTGTTGACCGCTGTGACTTTCTCCACATCGGCCCGGAGTACGCCACTGGACGGGTCCACCGCGCCAATGTACATGCCCGTGTCCACGAAGCGGTTGCCGAAGTCGGCGCCGGTGATATTGCCGGGGGCATCCATCTCCAACGTGGTGTTGCCGGACGGTGTCCCCTCGTTAATGAGCCCCAGCACGCCCCGGCCATCCATGCCAAGCGCCTGATTCTCACGCCGCGAAATGTCGTCAATCAGACGGGTCTTCTCGTCGGTCATCCCATTGCGGAAGGACGCCTCGGAGCTGACCAAATCCGCCATCGCCTCTTCCGTCATCCGGATGCGGGCGATCATCTTCCGCATATCGATGCGGCCCTGCGAGTGGGTTTGGTTGCCGGCGGTCGGATACGCACTGTCTTCTCCCGCGAAGAAGGGAGAGACGTTACGCCCGTGATGATGGACCCACTTGTGGCCGAGTCCACCTTTCCAGTCAACGGCTTCTACCGGGAAGACATCGGCCAGATCGAAACTGTTATTGACACCCTCGGAGATGCCTTCCTCGAAGACATCCTTTGCCAGTCCTGAGAGTGCATTGGTATCAGGCATGATCGGTAATCCTTCTATCCCTCAAATTGACCGCCGTGATCGCGAAAGCTCTGCACCATCGCATCTTCAACGGCCTTGGGGTCTTTGAAGTCAATCTTCCTTTTCCCTTGCGTGACCACCCCGCGATCTCTGCCGCCGGGGACACGCTTCATCCGATTGACCTCGGTTGATGTCACTGAGCGTCGGGCTGGCTCGAACCAGTCTTCAATGAACCCTGCGGCGACTTCCTCGATGAGCTTCGTATCACCTTGCTCGTGCCGCTGTTGAAACTGAGGATCGGACTCAGCTTCGCCAACGTAATACCTAGCCAGTGCCTTCATCTGTCGCGGGCTGAGGTCGCCACCGAGCTTCTCAGCGATCTTAGAGCCAACGGCATCAATCATCTGTCCGCCGAACCTGGTCCATTCACGAAGTTCGGCTTGCTTGACGATCTCACCGCTTCCGATTGACCCTAGTAAGCCCTCGAATTCCTCTTCGGAGAGTCCTTCGAGCCGCTTGAGCCTCGGAGAGAGTCCATGGAGAGCTTCCCGAATCTGCCGCTGTTCGGCTTCTTCGGGCTTCTCGCCAATGACGGCCTCACGGATGCGACGATCACGGTCACTGTTGGTGCGTTCGAGATCTTGAAGACGCTTTTCGAGTTGCTGACGCGATTGTCGTTCTTTGTGTAAGTCCGCGAGCATGCCACGATGGCGAGCATCATCACCGGATTGAACAGCGCCGGGTCGCTGGGGGGATGCTGCCTTCGGGTCTGCTTGTGGAACGGTGCCCTCTACCGACGCTGGCTTCGGATCTCCCGAGGCTGGGGCGGGCTGAGGATCGGCGGCTGGGACGACTTCTACTTCAGGCATGTGAACCTCTTTACCTCGATTTGGTGACGCAGGGAGGAACTGCGGAGGTTGCCGGGGTTGGCACGAGTCTTGCGGTATCGACCACTCTCACTATGGCATGAGGATTGCAGACATGTCAAGGCATGGAAACTGCCTTCAGTATTGTAATGATCCTAGAAGCACAAGCACTGAACAGAGAACTCAGACGAATCGAAAGGCGGATGCTGTATATGTTTCGCCCGTTCAGTGCTCATTTGTGGCTTCCAAAACTCACAGATCAGGCCGGTCCCTGATTCTGTGCCCCTTCCCCCTGTCCCCTCGGCTCATTGCCTGTTGTCGCTTCTCGGTTCGAGTTCGCCATGGCAGCCCCGCCGCCTCCCGGTTGTCCCGGTGGGGATTGCCCAAGCGGGGGCTGCATAGCCATCGCCATTGCAAGGTCAATCTCCGCCAGATGAGCTTCGAGGAGCCCCTCCGCCTGCGGTTTCATGCGGAGCAGTTCTCGAATGCGGTCACTATTCGCCCACTTCATGAACTCCTGACGATGGACTACCGGGTCATACCATTTCTTGAACGCCAGGGGAGTATGTTTCAGCGGTGAAGGAGGCTCCGCAATAGGTGGAGGCATCGGCGGTTGCATCCCTGGTACTGGGGGCTGTGACGCAAACTGCGTTTGTTGCGCCGCAAATTGCATCTGTTGCTGTTGTTGCTGTTGCTGGAACTGTCCATACTCCTGATTCGCCACATTCATAGACTGCTCGACAGCCTGCGGATTCATCACCCATTCCTCGAACGCCTGCTGCTTCTGAAGCGCCGCCTGCACATGCACATCGAGGGTGGGCACCAAGTCGGTGAGCCCAAAGTTTGTTAGAATGGCGTACTTCTGGTCGGGGTCAGCAGGATTGATGAGCCCGAGCTGATTGGCATGCTCAATGGCGGCTCGCTTGCCAAGTGCGGTCTTCGGGACGTTCGAACCGTCCTCCACAACCGTTGTAATTGAGCCCTGTAACTGTGCCTTCTTGAACGTCTTGAAGGTGTAGGTGCGGGCGGGGGTGAGGACGGCTTTGGTGCGCTCGTCAGGTCCAAACTCTCGCTCCAGCTCAAGTGCAAACTTGAACCACTCTTTGTAGGCGTTACCCCGAGACTGGAAGACACCCGAAAATCGGGATTGGCTTCGCTCAACAAGCAACTGAAGCGCACTAAACGCTTCGACCCCAGTAGGCTTTGCTCCCTTGATGATATCGAATGTCCCAGCCAGCTCCTCGATGTCTTTGAGATACTGTTCTCGGAGCGTAAATAGTGAGCCATGCGGTCCCTCTCCTGCAATACGCTCCGGCTTGGCGCCCGGGGCGACGACATGTGAATCCCACTCGACCATCAACCCCGGCTCGCCCGTGATCTTGGAGACACTGGCGCCCTTGGGGATGAACCAGAGCGGATTGGCGACCCGCTGAATGATCATCTGGAACATGGAATCGAGCTGATTGAGCTGGTCCTGCTTCTGGATGATGCGATCTATGGGACCAGTGGCGAGAAGTCGCCCACCCACGTGCTCGTAACCTGAATGAGCGAAGGTGAATAGACCATTTCCCTCGGCATCACGATACGGCAGCGGCCCTGGAATGTTTTCGGTCTCCTCCAGGTGCAGGACTTTCGGGTCCGAGTCACCGGCGATACGGACCACCAGCCCGTCTGGGTACTTGTCGGTCGGCTTATACCACAGTTCATACTCACTACAGCCCTCCTCATAGTTGCCGGTGGAGGAGCCCTCCGCCCAGTACACCGGCGCGATGCCGAGATCGTTCTGTGTGGCGAGACTCTTGAAGATTTGGAGCGAGCGGTCAGCGGGCGACTTTGAGAAGCTCAGCTTCCCCACCATGTCCTTGAGTTGCGGGTGCCCTTCGTAGTACCGCTTTGTTCTCCAGCGCAGGCGGATGATGTAGGGCAGATCGTCAAAACGGGAATACTGGTTGGGGAAGGCGACTTCGAATGGAGACAGGGGCAGCGTCACACCCTTCCCCTTGGGACGGCGCTCAATCTTGGGCTCCCCAGCTTCGCCAAGGGCGGGTGTGAACTCTGTGCCGCCGCAGTCGGGGCAGACTGGCTGTGCGCCTGCCAGCTTGTCAGACGTGTACTCATTCCCGCAGCCCATGCACTGTTCTGTGCTGACTTCGAGAATGCCGTACTTTGGATCGTAGTCCCAGAAGGTGTGATAGAAGATGTTCCCCGTGACACACAACCACCAATCGCCGTCAGTCGTCACCCCATCCATGTTGTGGAGATCGTGCAGGAGGGGCGCGAGCTGATCCGCTGTGGAGGCTGTTGACACATTGTCCGGGTCTTGTCCATTGGGACGATTGTTCACGCCAAGCTTGATGGACGTGAACATGGCTCGAATGGCCTGCACCGTCTCACCGCACTTGTTGGTGACCGGGCGCGGAATCCATTTCGCCTGGCGTATATCTTTCCAGGCGCCATCGCGCGAATGGTATGTAATCCACTGGCGACCGATCACGTAGAAGATATTCCGCAACCATTGCCGCTCGAACACCCAACGCTCAGAGAAGGACTCTTTCTTGCACACCTCGAACAGGTCCAGGAGTTCCTTATCATCGTAGGTACCGAGTGCGTCGGTCTGGGGTTCGCCAGTTTTCTTATCGACAGGTGCGCCCGCCTCTAGCGCCCCGGCCTTGAACACGTCATTGAAGTTGTCGTTCGCCATGATTCCTCTACTTGTAGACTACGTGCCCCTCGGCATCCCAGCTCATGCCCTGTTTCTTGGCTTCCTCATCTCCAATGTCTGAAAATGACGGTAACTCTGCCAGGGGATGCACTGGTTCTCCTGAATCGACTTGAATCTGTGGCACTGCTATCTTCACACCGGTATAATTGAACAGCAGTTGTGCGCGCTCATGTTCAAGCTGATTCACTCGCACACGTAGCCAGTCGAGATTGACCTGAAGTACCTTGTTCTGTTCACTGTAGGTTTGCCGGATGCCTTCACTCGCCGATAGTGCTCGTTCGAGTTCAGAGAGCGCGCGATAGTGCCGGTCGTAGTCCGTACGTGTCATCCACATGTGTACCTCCTACACATAAGAAGCGAAGAAATCCCCTACAGGGTAGCCGATCTCGTTCGGTTGTAAATCTTTCTCAGTGTCCTGCTTGTTGAAATCCCGCACGCGCTCAATGTCCAACTGGGTGCGCTCGTCAAGGGCGTCCCAGCGGCGCTGCTGAGCATCGGTCAGCACATTCTCGGTCGCTTTGGGTAGCTCCGGCCATGCCATCATGGCATAACGGGACGCATCAGGTAGTTCGTCGTTGATCTTGAATACTTTCTCATCGCGCTTCTGCCCATCGGCCGAGTAGTTGTCTGCGTAGCGATAAGACCGAAATTGTTCCACAGTTTTCGGGCAGAGGTGCGTGGCGAACCAGAGTTGCTTCGTGTAGAGCCACGACTGGACGCGCTGAATGCCCACTTGGTGCTTGTTCTCAGCCGCAATCACACCGATTCCTTGTAGGGCGAACTCTAGTCGGAGCTGGGCCTCATTCTTCCCTGCCGCCCATTTGATATTCGCGAATCGCGAAGTGTGGAACTTCCCAGTGATATTCGTCAGATGTGACGATATAGCTGCATGACGTTCTAGATACTCGCCAATAATGACGAGTCCCTTGTGCGTGGCCACAATCAAGACTGCGCCGAAGGGATGGTCGGCCCCGGAGTCGAGCCCAATGATGACCGGGCGACTGGGGTCCATGCTGGGCCACTCGGGGATGAACGTTTTCAACTCCTCATCGTTGAGGATATATCGTCCAGGCAACAAATCGGCATAGATGGAGCCTGTGAAGTTGACATCCTCTCCCTCGTATTCGGCTGCGAAGGTGTTGTGCGGCATGGTCGCCCGTGCCTCTTCAATCTCTGCCCGCATCGCCGGATCGACTTCGAATCGCGGATTCTCAATCGTCTTGTATTTGCGCGCCCAGTACCCTGGCCTTTTCTCGATCAGTGCAGGGACCATGAACCGCTTGTAGCTCCAGTCATAACCCGCCGGAGACGTTGTGGCGAAGGCGATGCCGCGACTGATGGTCAGTGTTGGTCGCAAGACATCCCATGCGCGCTCAGCAATGAACGCTGCCTCGTCAAGCCATGCCCAGTCAATCTTTGGGCCTCGGGCACGTTCTGGATCATCAAGTGAGCGGAACTGCACGAGACTATCATTGATGAGTTTGAGCGTCAGGCTCCCGTCTTTCCAGCCATTGCACCAAGCCGGCGGAATGAGTCGTAACAGCGTTGGCATTGTGGCATCTTCGAGAATCTTGAATGTCGGCCCGCACACCCATCCAACGGTATTAGGGATTGTCATCTCCTCCCGAGCGGCATGAGCGCCAATGAGCGACTTCCCAGACTGCCTCCCCGCACGCAGCATAAATCTCTGAAAGATTCTAGGGGCGGTATGATTTGAAAGATGTTCGATGCCGCACTGGCAGCGGTAGATGCCTGTCCCGTCCATTGAACCAATCTTCTTGCACGAGAGACAAAAGCGCAGACGACGGGCCGCCTGAAATGCCTGCTGATCTTTTTGGTACAGAAGGGTCTTATCGAGATCAACACCGCAATCAGGGGGAAGATTCGCCATTACGTATCGTCCCCGACCTTCACGATCCAATCAATCACGTAGATCACGACAAGTAGCGCTAGGACGAGGAGAATGACTGCGCCCATGATGAACCTAGCGAGCCGCCGCGCGAAGGCCGCGTAGAGATGGGCGATCATGTACTCCCTTACGCTTCTCACTCAGCATGATAGCGACCGCCTGTTTGCGCGAGGTCACCTTCCTGCCGGTCTTCGAGCCGGAGTGGAGTGACCCGCGCTTGAACTTGTGCAGCACTTCTTGGTAGGGCACTTAACACCACATTTTCACTGGGTATGGGATTACATCGCCAGTTCCAGCGCCCCAAGTAGGCTGTGGGTAGGGCCAAGACGGCTGTGGACCCGGAGCCGGTTGTCCACACTCTCGGCAGCGCCCACAACCAGGACAGACATTCGACCTCTGAGTCTGTGTGGGCACGGCGCTCCCCGTGAAGCTGTCTGTACTTGTGACACTGCCCGCCGTGATATTCCCTGCCGCTCCACTCGCTGTCTGCCAACGTGTCTCCATCTCAATCCCCTCTCGTATCCCAATCTGTTTCTTTCAAGGCAAGTGTCAGCGTGCCGTTGTGCGAACCGTTGAGTTGAATTTCTCCCAATCGCCGCGTCCCTGCCCCCCGCTGTTCACTGCGGACTTCCATTTCCCAGTGCAGGGACTCACCATGCCAACGCTTACTGAACCAGGAATGTGACCACTGCCGGTCCTCACCCCACGACCAGGAGCTAGTTGCTTGCGACAAGCTGACCTTCCTGATACGCCGGGACACCCGACTCATCAGACAGTTGCCTGACACCAGTCTGTTGCACGGTGGAGGCATGTTGCCCGGGCTGAACGACTTCGATCTTCACGCCCAGGACGAGGGACTGTTGTGGACCTTCACCCTTCCCACTCTCGTGGACCTTGAAGAGGCCACGCCCTTTCGCCGCCGCAATGGTCATCTCCTGCTGCTGTGGCGTCAAGTCATCGCCTGCGAGTTGCTGATCGACATTCTTCACAATCTTGTGAGACGTGACATAGGTGAGATGGTCTTCGATGTCCGGTGTGGTGAACCAGCCTTCTTTGCCAGCCAGGTAGAGATAGCGGCCGACGGCATCTGTGGAGATCCCCAACCGCTTGGCCACTTCAGGATGTGTGAGCCCCTCGGTCATCTTGAGCTGAAGAATGCGCTCAGCCAGGACACGCCTCTTGTTCCGGTACGAGCGCCGCTGACCCCCCGACGACATGAATCCTTTTGGGTTGGCTGTGAGTGTTCGCTTCTCCTCGATCCTGCCAGAGGGAGGAATGGCGGGCTTTTCCGGGCTGACCGTCGAGACGGGCTTGGGGCCTGTTCGCTTGGTAGTCGGGTGTAGGGGAAAACGAGACACTCACAGCCTCCGCGTTCTAGGATATCACATCTGGCACACATGTTGCACAGCGGCCAAGGTCGGCATAGAGATTGCAGGCACAGGGGCATGGCGAAACGCATCAAGCCCAAGGCGAATCTCAATGGAACGGAGTTGAGGATTTAACATGACCCCCGATGAGCACGAGGCGACGGCGCGGAGGCTGAAAGACGCGGAAATCACTGAAGCGGTGCAGGATGAGCTGAAGTCTCTTGAGCTTGCCTCCAGTGAAGAGGGGATTGACGACGTGGCCCAGTTAACGGTATATCTGACGAGTCTCGCAAATCGTGTATGGGACGTGGCCATCCGTCATGGCATGGCGCGGGTGGAGCAAGCCGCCTTCGCGGAGGCCGAGGCGCGACGAGAGGCCAGAGAAAAGATTCACGGGTTTGCGCGCGGGTATTTGAACCCACACGGCGTGTCAGCGTTCGCGCTCTGTGAGATCTTTGAGGCCCTCGATAGGCGACTCGCGGACACCGAGGCACAGCGAGAGAAGGAGAAAAATGCCGACGTGGATGTTCCGATCTAAGGAAAGTGAAGCTGCGCGTCAGGCGACCTTGCGCGAGCAACGCCAATCAAAAGGGAACTGTATCCGTTGCGGATTCATGCTCGACCGAACAAGTAAACAGTTATGTACCATACACCTGGTGCAAGAACGACGGTATCAGTTGACTCGCTATCACGCTGGAAAAAGAAAGGCCACGCCATGACCCCCGGCGACCGCGAGGCAGTCCTGGAACGCACAGTCTTGAGCATCATTCAATCGGGCCACGATCGGTGCGGTGCTGGATTCGGTAAATATCCACTTGGTGTGCTAGATGCGGTACATGAACTCGTGAAAGTTATAGATTCGGCGCGTATTCAGGAGCGCCTCGCTGACTTTCAGAAGCGGTTGGAGGGGTGAGCCCTACTGACTATCTCATTCAATCCGCTGATGTCAGTAAATGTCCTGATGTTCTCGGGACAATAGTATGGTCCCCGCCGCCAATGAGTAAGCGTATCGTTATCATCCACGCCTGCGGTCTGTGGCAGATTGTAGGCATGAGTCCGCCGCCCTACCCGGCCTACTTCGAGTTCTCCAGTGGTGGGGGCATCACCACAAGGCCCTCCAGTCTGGTTTCCATCAAGCCGCGCTACGCCCTGTATCGGGAGATTGTCGCGCCGCCCAGTGGACGCTTCAACGAATACCACCCTGAACAGCAATAGGAATTCATGTGCCCTATTTTCCATACGTCCCCGAAGTCCCTTATCAATGTCTTGGATGTGGTCGCTGGTTTATTCGCGGTCGGGTGTACTGCTGCGTGATGCACCGTCCCGGTACATGTTGCCATGAGTATGAAACAGAAGTCCCAGCACCCCCGAAGCAGCCATGACGCTCCTCCTGGCAATCCTCGTGCTCTCTACCGGTGGCACCCCCATTCGTGGCGCCTGGGTCGAGTGCGAGGGAGACCAGTCCGCCTCCTATTACGTCGAGGGTCGGCGACAGGGCGATATGTGGGTCGAGAAGACTACTGACTCTCGCGGAGTGTTCGTGGTTGAGGTTGAGACTGGTCCCCATGCCTGCACTATCAGCAAATCAGACTACATCGCCCAGACTATCTCCTTGCAAGATAAGGACTTAGTAGTTACCCTTGAATCCGTAGAAAAAATCGCTAACTGACTGCTTCACACCCACCCGGCATCAATCTTGCAGGGGGGTCCGCCCTACCCTGCCTGGTATGCCCCTTGCTTGCGCCTCTCTGGTGTGTTGGACTGTGCGCTGTAGGCGTAGTCACACTACGACATGCCGACATGAATAGGCTCCAGCCTATCGCACACGCACAGACGAATAGGCCCTGACCTATGTGCGAGCTAACTAGTTGACTGTATTGGAGTTAGTGCGTAGAATGGCCGGTTGGTTGGCCGGTAAAGGGAGGGGGACAGATTGACCCTCCCCTTATGTGCATGCGGGTTAGTTGCTGGAGAGGAAGCCCTTCGACCACAGCATCGGCTGAATGAGCAGGAACTCATCAGCAATGTCAGGCTTATGCGGCTCTTGTGAGCTGACACGAATGCAGACCTGCCAATGTGGTGGTGAACAGACATCGGGCCGCCTGATTGGCCAGGAGCGCGACTCGCGGCCACAACGCCGGCAATATGCTAGAGGTGCTTGATCCATCGTCGCCTCCTGCCGCGATGCCGACTCGCAGCCTTTTCGGCCATGACTTGACCAGCCGAGGCCGGCGCTCGGTTCACATAGACATGCTCTCTATCATCGAGCGCCTGTGCCCCAGGCACTAACCAGATATCATCATCAAACCGGTGACACAGGCAATAGACCGGCCGTCGCGCATCCGGCTGTGTCAGCCAGGACAGCGGCTCCCCCGTGTCATCGCAGCTCGGCTGAAGGATGGCACGCCCATCGGCGCCCCTGTGCGCGAGATAGAATTGTGCGACGGTCATTGGCGTAACCACTTCGCCGCATGCGTGCCACAGATGCCATGCCGAACACGCACAGCCCAGGCGTTCAAGTTGCCGTGTGAGCCAGCCATCCGCATCACACCAGGCGCGCAGATTGTCCACATCATTGCATCTCCACATCGCCGCGTTTCACGTCGAGCAGGAATGTGTCCAGTTTTGAGGGCGAGTGTCTCAACGTCTGGACACTCTCTAATGTGATGCGGTTCATCACGCGATCAATGGCGACAATACGCCAGGAAACGCCAGATAATCGCCTTTTTGTGTGCATGTGCCGAATGTAGACTGTGCGCCCCAGCATGTCCTCAACTTTGGACGATTTCAGCATGATCGTATCCTTACTTGTCAAAAACGGGGTTTATGTTGCGATCTGGGCATCGTGCTCGCCACAATGTCTCCGCGGTCGGCAAGGCAATAACCGTCGTCCTCCCATGCGTCCACACGGCCTCCAAGCGGCTCTGGATCTCATGCTGCACATCCGCCTCAGTAAACGGGTAGTCTTCGTCTACCTTGCCCGTCTCGCCTTCGACGGTGACGAGGAAGTGATACTTAGGCATTGTCTTCGTCCTCCTGTTCTGGCTCGCAACTCTCACACACTGCCACATTGTAGCGATTCGAGGTTAAACCACTCGCCGCACTCAGCACACGGTTTCGCATTCGGTGGGAGCCCACAACGGGGGCATTCGTGCATCCCTTCCTCGTCGTCGAGCGCGCGAAAGTGGGCAGCGACAGGCGGGACATTTAGCCATTGGAGTGATCCTCCAGCTTGGCGAGCAGTGTTCTCGCTCGCTCGGCCAGTCCACTCACAGCCCACTTGCCAATATCGTCGTGATTGAGGCGAGCGTGTTGCTCGAATGTCTCAATGAACGCCTTCATTTCCTCAAAGTGATTGACAGCAGTCTGGACGATTCGAGCGTTCGTGGTGAATCGTATCTCTGTGGTACTCATACAACCTCTTCCTCTGCTTCCTTCTCAACTTCCTCAAGTAGACTGTCCGCAATCTCGTACCAATTCACCTCTGACAGCGCCGCATTGAGCAGATCGGCGTAGACGGAACTTTCAGCCGCCGCGAACACCAACACCGGATGCTCGTCGCTGTGACTGTGCTCATCTTGCAGATGCTCTGCGAGCTGGCACCTGGCGTTGCTCGCATGATCCATGAACTGATTCGGAGACTTGTCTCCTGTCCTGTTCCAGGCAGTCTGTGCGGCTTCCTTCCAATACTCCTGGCTGCCCTGCTCGTTGTCTATCCATAGCTTGACCGCCCAGGTTTCGTAGTTCGTCCAGCCGTTGTATCTCATGATCGCACCTTCAGTGCAAACCGGCCGACATTATTCCCGTTACTATCGTGGATGGTCTGAAAATAGGACACATCGTCGTGGCCGCGCTCAATCCTGTCAGCGACTTTCCTCAGCAATCTCGACAACTCTGGTTCGGGCTCGGGCGAGAACGCCTCGTTGTCTGTGTTAATGTAGAGCGTAAACCGTTTACTGGTCGCTTTCGTGATCGCGCCGTCGTAACCACCCATCACTTACCTCCCTTTCTGTTGAAATCCTTCTTTAGCCTGACTTTACAGACCAGACACTCATACACCGCTTGCCCCATCGCTTGCCACAGGAGCATAAGCGTCCCCTCACATCGCGGACAGCGGATGTAGCGTCGAAGTCTCATTGCTGGGCTCTCTGCTGTCTGAGTAGCCGTGTAAAACATCGTTCCCCACATGTATCGACGTGCTGGCGGTTAGGCCGTAGCCACTTGCCACAGATCACACAGGCGAAAATGTCTCTCATGTTCATGGTGTAACCTCTTAGCAAAAACCCCCCCCCCCGCTTACTTAAACGACACTCCACACTTCCACCCACCGCCGGCCGGCACGTCGGTAGAGCGTGGCGTTGCCATGGTCGGTCACACTGAGGAAGTGTGAGTCGCGAGGTTTATTGGTCATTGTCAGCCTCTACCACAAACACGGTGTGTCCATTCTCGCAGATGTATCGGTCAGCTTGTGCTTCCCACCGGCCATCATAGTCGACAATTCCAGCCGATCCACTAAACTCCAACACCCCACTGCAATCGGGGCACATTCTCAGGGGGGCGAGTGTGCGAGGTTTGCTATGTGTCATGTGCTCTCCTTCACACTCTCCACTAGCACTACCCATGCCACTCCAAACCCCCAACACCGTAAACTCTATGCCCGGAATTGGCTACCAAAAGCGTGACTACATGTCTACTATTGGCAAACTGTCAGTATTGGCATGGTTCTCGCATGTTTACCCTGCCCGGTATGACACTCGCACGAGCGCAAGAATGGTGCCAACGCACAAGGGGCAGATGTGAGGACGCCTCCACATGTGGACGCCTCCAATGCAGTAACCCTCGTCACAGAATCGGTTGAAGATTCGGTTGAAGATAACGTACGCATGTGGCATGCTCTGTGCGTGGACCGGGAGACTAAGGAGAGCATATGACCGTACAAGAGTTACAGGCACTACTTGTGGAACACGATGACGGAGTGTTGAAGGGTGGGTCACACTCAGAGGGAAGTAGAGAGTTTTGTGCTCTAGAGTTCGAGAGCATCGTGAGAGGACGACCATTCAGCGATCTCTCGATAACCCTTCCCGACCTACGTCCTCTTAATGACGCATTCGGTATGGGCGACATTGCTGACGCCGCGAGAACAACAGCCCTACTTCCTGTGATGGCTGCATTGTGGGACTGGTCGCACTGGTCTCCACAGCGACAACAGAAATGGATTGAACGCGTGGTCATTTCAACAATTCAGAACATCATTTCATCGTTGCCTGCTCTTTCAGATGCCAACAAACGACAATGTGAAGCGGTCGTGACACTTCATGGTGCAAAAGTAGCGGCGATGGCGGCGAGGGCGGCTGGGGCGGCGGTGGCGGCGATGGCGGCTGGGGCGGCGCTGGCGGCGAAAACACGTGTCGTAGCAACCGCTTGTCATCTTTGGGTGAGTGCCGCAGACGAAACAATAGGACTGTAAAATGCTCAATATACTCCTTGCACTCATCTGCAGACTGCTCGGTCACGATGATGTCTACGAACTCTACACCTGTGACAGAGAGGCAAAGTTTGGTAATCGTTTCCTTCTCACAGGGCAGTGGGGGGTAAAACGCCCCACGGTGACAACACTTCGATTGCGCTGCCTTCGCTGCTGGAGACTGTCCGACGGATGGCTATGACAGTAGCGGAGCGTCGACAACTTGCCCTAGCCCCCTTTTCTTCTATTCCCGTCGAACACCGCCTGACGACTCGCGTGTACAGGGGGATGGCATGGACCGGGAGTCAGATGTCACACACGTCGACTTCTGATGGGCGGCATGTACCCAAGCCTACTCTTGGTGACATTGAGGACGGAGACAGTAATCTTCGGTATCGAAGAGAAAACGATGTCGATTGAGATTCTGCCCCTCGCGGACCTCTTGAGCATCCCAGAGCCCGAGTGGCTCATCACCGACCATCTCCATGAACAAGAGATTGCCGTTCTCTACGGGAAACCGGGAGCCGGCAAGTCCTTCGTAGCCCTCGACTGGGCCTTCTCTATCGCCACAGGGATTCCCTGGCTGAAACAGTTCAAGACGAAGCAGACCCCAGTACTCTATTTAGCCGGAGAGGGTGCCGCATCCCTCCAGAAGCGGGCTGAGGCATGGTTATCAGCTCACACGTGTCAAGAGGCACCTGTCTACTTTCAGTGTCGCCCACTGCCCCTTTTAGAGGACGAGACTATTGAGGCCCTACAAGAGGCATTGGACGCCTTCCCGACCGAAGTTGACGACGGGGGGCTCAATCCTGGGTTCATTGTGGTCGATACCCTGTCCCAGTTCATGATGGGAGGTGAGGAGAACGGCCCGGACATGGCCCTATTTGTCTCCCATCTTCGCCAGATCGGCCAAGAGCGCAACTCGACGATCCTGATTGTGCACCACACGAACAAGGGGGGCGAGCAGGAACGCGGACATACAGCCCTTAGAGGCAACGTGGATGTGATGTTCCGTGTCGCCGGAAAAGATACCAATGGATTGCTCACAGGCATCGAGCTACAGAATGACAAACAGCGCGATAATCCGCGCGCAGAAACCCTGTCACTAGTGACACGCATGTGTCACAAAAGTTTGGTTATTTCTGGGCTGCACAAACAGTTTGTGACAGCTTGTGACATGTCACTAACTTCAGAATCCCTAATAGATATGATGATCGCGGCTGTCACAAGTGAAGACACAAAACAGGAGGTTGTGACACATGAGGATTGGGTACTTGCGTCGGGAATGGAGCGTCGGACGTTCTACCGCAATTACCACAAACTGTTGAAGCTTAAGCTAGTTAAGCCGAGTGGTCGGGGCATGTCGAAGTTCACACCGGTAGGACGTGAGACGGCATTCAAATATTGTGACAAGAGGCGCTAGTGACACTTTTTTCACGTCTCAAGTGATAGGCCCTCTCCTTAGGAGGGCCAACAAGAGAAATGGCACAACGTTCGCATTCGTTTCATATTCGTTTCATAGGAGGAGGTTCTGATGGAGATTGACTACCCGGCGACGATTCAACGCTTCGATGAAATCTTGACACGTGGGCTCTCGGCAGGACTTGGCTCACGCGACGGGCAAATGTGTATTGAGGCTGCGGTGTGTGCGGCGCTTGAATTGCCACATGGTGATGATCCTGAATGTGTGGAGCCCGCCGTGCGGGCATTCAAAATCGCGTTGAGTGGTGCTTCATGGTCTTCGCCACACGTGCGAGCGGCGGGTCTAAGGGATCTGGGCATTGCCCAGATTGGTTCTCGTGGTGCGGTGGATGGTGTGATATTCACCAAAAAACTCACCGAGAAGACGATTCGTGTCCTGCTTCCCGACTTATTCCGTCGAATTTTCCCAACCAACCAAGCGTGCCTCGATGCAGCCCTCCGATGTGAAC